CTCTTACCCCATCCCGGATAAAGCCCACGCCAGGAACGCGCTCAGCCGCGTCTCGCAGTTCGGCTCTAGTTCCGAGAAGGCTGCGGTGCGTGCTAAGGTACACTCGAAATATCCGGACATCGGTTCCTCAAAGGCCGATCGCCGCTACGGGAGGAAGTGATGGCCGAAGAGATGTCGAAATCCGAGCGTCGCTACGGCAAGAAGGGCGATCCAGACGAGCGCCACGAAGCGCCGCGCCGCGATACCAAGGGCGAACGCAAGGAGGAACCCGAGGGCGAAGACCGTCACGATCCGCACGAGGAGATGAGGGGCCGTCACGCCGAGGAGCGCGCGTCGATGCGAAAGCGCCACGAGGGCGAGCACCGCGATCTCCACGGCCAGCACCGCGAGGCCATGCGCTCCATGCACGCCAGGCACGAGAAGGAGATGGCCGACATGGACGCCCGGCACATGGACGAGATGCAGGCCGCACCGGGCGGGGCCGCAGCCGGCGCCGACATGGATCAGATGGGCGAGGCTCCACAGCAGGGCGCGGCGCCTCCGCCTCAGGTACCCGCAGCGGCGTGACCGATGGCATGGCAGACTGCTCTCCACTCGCTCGAGCACGACGACGACGAGCTTTACGACCTCGGCAAGGGCATGCCCGAGGGCTCAGAGCCGCCTGACTATCCGCCTGGACTGAGCCTGACGCTCTCGGAGGACGATCTCGAGCGTGTGGGCTGCTGCGAGGGCGAGCCCGGAGATACCACCCGCTTCGCCGCAATGGGCGAGGTCACCTCGGTCCACCAGTCGGAGGACGAGGCCAGGGTCGAGCTACAGATCGGGGAGTTCGCTGGCGAGGATGGCAAGTTCATCGACCTCGAGCACCCCGGCCACATCTGCCTGACGCATCGAGAACTCGGCAAGATGGACCTCGACTGCGACTGTGAGGTCGGGGATCTGATCCATCTGATCGGCGAGGCCAGGCTCGCGAGCATCTCGCGCATGAAGGGCTTCGCGATGGACGGTCCCGACAGCATCGACATGGTGACCTTGCAGATCACACATCTCGCGTGGGAAGACGAAAGCTCCGAGTCGCGGGAGGGCTAGACCGTGCCTGCGGGGCTTGACCAGCAGACCGTCATAAACGAGGCGCTGAACCTCCTCGGTCAGCAGAAAACGATCACGGCGTTTCCAAATGGCACGACGCCATCGAACGTCGCCGCCATCGTCTACGCGCCACTGGTGAACCTTCTGCTGCGTGAGATGGACCCGGCCTTCGCGCGCTTCACTGTGCCTCTCACGATCGCAGTTGCGCCGCCGAACTATCCGCCCTGGCTCTACGAGTACCTCTACCCCTCGGACTGCATGCGTCTGCGGCAGGTCCGGCCGCCGGGAACCGGGACCGGCTCACTGCCCGACGTCAACGACCCCTCCCCGATCCGGGCCAACGTGGCGTTCGACGTCATCAGCGCGACGGTGACGCAGGTCATCCTGACCAACCAAGTCAACGCGCTCGCGGTCTACACCTCGAACCTCATCACTGAGGCGCAGTGGGATTCGGTGTTCCAGGATGCGATGGTGCGCAGGCTCGGCAATGTGTTCGCGATGGCGCTGGGCGGTCGGCCCGACTTCGCCCGGACGATCTTGGAGGAATCGGCCGCTGAGGCGTCTATGGGCGAGGCAGTCGACGAAGGCAACTTCAGGAGACCGCACTGATGGCCGACTGGACCGTGGAGGGCCTGATAAACCAGGGCTTGCGTGACGCTGGCCTACCCCTGCGCGTGGAGGACGTTTACGAGGGCTCCGAACAGGCACGTGTCGCCTTGGAAATCTGGGGCCAGACGCGAGACGAACTCCTGCGTACTGCGGACTGGTCGTTCTCGCGGCGGACCACGGTCTTATCTCTCCTGAAGGGCCCTCCGCCTGCTGGCGGCTACAGCCCCGCATTTCCGTGGAGCAACATCTACCCGGCCCCGGACTGGCCGGACTGGCTGTTCGAATACGACTATCCCTCCGACTGTCTGGACGTTCGGGCGATCATCGACCCTCCCTCTGGCCCAATGCCGGATCTGGACCCCAGGCCAGCGGAATGGCGCGTCGACAATGACCTGACGCCGATCGTTTCCGGTAGTCCTCCAACCGCCTCGGGCCCAGCAGCGAAGGTCATCTACTGCAACATCAGCCAGGCCATGCTGGTCTATCGCGCGCGGGTGACGGATATTTCCGAGTGGGATACCGGCTTCATGGCTGCGATGATCTCCTCCCTGGGAACCAAGTATTCCACGGCCTTCGGCGCTGACGTGAACTCGGTGCGTCAGCAAAGGGAAGAAGCCGTCCTTGCCATGCAGACGGGCGCGGACGTGAGGGGCTGAGATGGGACCGCTCAACCCTCCCGTGTTCTACCTTACGCCGCCATCCGCGGTTGTGAACGAGGCCATCGACAGCCTCGGCGAGAGCGGCCAGATCATCGGCAGCGTCACCGATGGCACTGTCCTGGCCGAGGCTGCACGCCGCAACTACAGCCGCCAGCTTCGCAACCTCCTCAGGACCGCTCACTGGAACTTCGCCCGCTTCGAGGCGCCGATGCAGTGCCTTGGCGATGCGACCGGCCAGACGCCCAACACGGTCACCAACGTCGAGCAGCCCTGGACCTATGCCTATGCGTGGCCGACCGACTGTGTTGCGGCCCGCTGGGTGCCAAGCCCGGTCTGCCCGGCGAATGGGAACACAACGGTTCCCCTCTTCCAGAGCGTAGGGCCGTTTCCGGCCATCCCGCTTCTGCCGGGCCGCTTCCTCGTCTCGTCGAGCAACCTCTATCCGATCGAGATCGGCATCTTGCCCTGGAACGGTCTGCCGGACTTAAGACGCACCGAAGGGCTCGGCCCGACCTACAGGCGCGTGATCCTGACCGACATCCCCAACGCGCTCCTGGTCTACACCCGGCTCGTCACCGTGATCGAGGAATGGGACGACCTCTTCCGTCAGGCGATGGTCGCCTCTATGGCCGTGGTCCTCTGCCCGCTGGCGATCAAGGACCCGAAGATGCGCATGGCGGAGCGGGACCGGCAGGTCGCCATTGCCCGCAATGCCATCGCTGACGCCAGGGTTGCAAACGGCAACGACGCAGGCTTTCCGCAAACAACCCAGCATACCCCCCCATGGGTGTCTGCACGCAATGGTGGTTGGAACCAAGACGCATTTGGCGGTGCGGGAGGCGTCGGGACGTTGGGCCTCTATCTGCCTTGGGAGCCGTACTCGTTGGGCGGCAATGTGTTCTAGGTGGCCGTCCCGCTCATCCAGTCGAGCCTGAACGCTGGCGAGATATCGCCGGAGCTATATGGCCAAGTCGACTTTAAGAAGTATCCCGCTGCACTTACAACCTTACGTAACGCCTTTGTAAACTACAAGGGCTCGGCCATTTCGCGCGGTGGCCTCGCCTACATCGGCTTCTGCAAGCAACTGCCTCCGGTCCCGCCGAGGGCGATCACCTTCCAGTTCAGCATCACGCAGGGCTACGTCCTCGAATTCGGCGACAACTACGTCCGCTTCGTCTTTCAGGGCGGCTATGTCCTCGAAACGGGCATACCGATCCTCGGCGTTACCAATGCCAGTCCTGGGGTGGTGAGCGTCACTGGCCTTCCCTTTGCGGACAACGACTGGGTCTTCATCTCCGGCGTCGAGGGGATGACCGAGCTGAACGGCAATACCTACATCGTCTCGGGCGCGGTGGATGGCAGTTTCAACCTCACCGATCTCTTCGACAATCCGGTCGATACGAGCACCTTCGGCGCCTACACCGGAGGCGGAACAGCCTCGCGCGTTTACACCGTCATTTCGCCCTACGCCGCAGTCGATCTTCCCTACCTGAAGTTCTCGCAGTCGGCGGACGTGATGACGCTGACCTGCTCGAACCCGGTCACTGGCAATGAGTATCCGCCCTATGACCTGACCCGCCTCGCGGGGGATGACTGGACGCTGATAGAGCGTAGTTTCGCGGCTCAGATCGGCCCTCCCGCAAGCTGCTCGGCTGCGTCGAGCTCGCTCTCCCCGGCCGGGGGGACCAACGCGACGTTCGGCTATGTCGTCACCGCGGTGGACTCGAAGGGCAACGAGAGCATCGCCTCGCCTCAAGGCAGTTGCAACGGCGCGAACATCGAGACGCAAGGCGGGAGCAACACCGTCACCTGGCCTGGGGTCACCGGGGCGAAGTTCTATAACGTCTATCGTTCCCCGGGAGCAGTAAACGGCGGCGGGCCCGGGCATGCGATCATCATGCCGGCCCCGGTCGGGGCGATCATGGGGTTCGTCGGCTCGGCCTACGGGACGAAGTTCGTCGACACCAACCCGGTCCCTGACCTCACGATGACGCCGCCGACGCACCAGGAGCCTTTCGCTCCGGGCCAGATACTCGCGGTGAACATCACCAACGGCGGCTCCGGCTTGAGCGCGGTGACGTTCGTCATCACGACCGGGACAGGCTCTGGCTTCGCCGGGTTGCCGATCGTTGTGAACGGCGCGCTCGGCGGCTTCCTGATCGAGAACAACGGCTCCGGCTATCTCTCCGGGGATTCGATCGCCTTCAATGGCGCAGGCTTCGCCTCGGGCGCGATCGACTTCTCGGCCAACCCGTCTCCGGGGGATACGATCAGTCTGAACGGCGTCGTCTGGACGTTCGTGAGCGCGATCACGGGGCCGGATCAGACCCTCATCGCGGGGGCCCTGTCCGATACCCTGACCGCCCTCATCGCCGGCCTCTCGGGAAGCGTCGACCCTGGCCTCAACGTCGCCAACTACTCACTCGACCCGACCAGCTCGAACCTCATCATCATCTACCAGACCGCCGGGACGGCGGGGAACAGCTATGCCCTCGGTACAACCTCCAGTGTCGCGATGGTCTCGGGGCCGAACCTCACCGGCGGCTCCGGGTCCGGCTCGATGGGCTCGGCGGCCTCGGGAACCCTGACATTCTCGGTCAACCCCACGTCCGGCGAGAACATCATCCTCAATGGCGTGACCTGGACCTTCGTGCCCTCGGGCGCCTCAGGGAACGAGACCAATATCCAGGGCTCTCTCGCGGCTACGCTGACCCAACTGGCCGCCGATCTGAATGCTTCCCTGAACGCGGAGATCGCGCTCGCGACCTACGCCGCGACAGCCACGGTATTGGAGATCACCTACGCAACCGTGGGCGCCGCGGGCAATGCCTATACCCTGAACGGGGGTACCTCCGGCGCAGTGCCGAGCGGCACATCGCTGCAAGGCGGAACGAACGGCTCCTCGGTTCCTGCGGCCATCCTGGAGATCGGACCGGACAGCGGGACCTACCCTGGGGTCAACGCATGGTTCCAGCAGCGGCAGTTCTTCGCCAACAGCCTGAACAACCCCGACACGGTCTGGGCGACGCAGACCGGTCTCTACAAGAACATGGATACGTCGATCCCCACGACGGCGACCGATGCGATCACCGCCTCGCCTTGGACCGAGCAGGTCAACGGCATCCAGTGGCTGGTCGCCATGCCGGGGGGGCTGATCGCCATGACCGGCTCCAGGGCCTGGCAGATCATCGGGGAGGGGTCCTACCAACTCAACGTCCAGCCGATCACCGCCTCGACGATCCAGGCCCAGCCGCAGGCGTTCAATGGCTGCTCCGCGACTATACCTCCGATTGTGATCGATTACGACGTGCTCTATGTCGAGGCGCTTGGGGACACGGTGAGGGACCTCGCCTGGAACTTCTGGGTCAACATCTACACCGGCAACGACCTCACTATCCTGTCGAGCCATCTCTTCCTCTATCGCAGCATCGTGCAGTGGGCCTGGGCCAGACAGCCATACAAGGTGCTCTGGGCCTGCTGCGACGATGGGACAATGCTAGCGCTCACGTACCTGAAGGAGCAGGAAATCTACGGCTGGTCGAGGCATGACACTGCTGGGTTGGTAGTTTCAGTGACCTCGGTGACGGAACCCCCGGTCAACGCGCTCTATGCTATCGTCCAGCGCTTCGTGCCCGGGGGCTGAAGATGCAGTTCATCGTCGTCGGTCAGGCCAATGTCCCTCCGACCTCCGGGTCATTCCCCGGGGGGAACTACGAGGTTGTCGCCAACCTGACCAACGCCCTCCCCGCAGGCTCGACGGGCGTCATCCTCATGGGCGGCAACCTAACGGGCTTCTCCGGGGGAGAGGAATTTACCGATAGCGCCGGGGGTCGCTCGGCCGGCAACTACTGGAGCGACTCTCACAGCGGCTACAGCGGCGAACAGGGCGCTCCGGCGCTCATTTCCCTTGGCATTACAGGGGCGGTTCTCGGAACCACCATCATCCCGGGCGGCAATGTCAGCGCCTCGTTCGATAATGTCTATGACGGCAACGCCACCGTCACGGTCCTGACGACGGACACTCCCTCGCAGGAAAGCGGCACAAACAGCCCAGCCGTCTACACAACCACCCTGGGAAGTGGGCCGCTCATCACCGTCAGCGGCAACTGGACCACCAATGCGGTCAACGAACTGATCTGCGCTCAGGTCGGCGTCCCGAACACGACCGTCTCGGTCCCTCCCGCAGGCTGGACGGCGGTCGCTTCGCAGTCCTATGGCGACTTCACGCAGTATGTCTATGCGTTCGCGCCCGGGTTGATCGGCACCGTTCCCTTCACCGCAACGCTGGCTGAGGCGAACCCCTGGGCGCTTATCCTTTTTGGCCTTCTTCCGCTT